TTTAATCTACAATTCAGGTAACACATACTCCATTCCACTTCTTCTTTATAAGACTGATTTGGGTTCTAGCATTCATCCAGAACATGTTGATGCGTTTCATATAGGTAACTATAAAGCACAATCTAATTACTGGATTACAAATGGTGCTCAAATGAGTATCCAGGATCAAATGAATTATGATCCATATTTGGGTAGAATCACTGAGAACTCTGCTGCTGTAGCAGCCGCAAAACAGGCGGAAAACCCATCAAGTTGACAAAATCTGAAGAAACTGTTATCATAAATACTTAACCTTTTGCTTTGCATTAGGTATAATTACCAGAACCATGTCGAGGTTCTATCCATCTGCGGGTAACCATTCCGCAAGTAAATAAAGGTACACAAAAATGTTTAAAACTGTATTCGCAGCAACTGCTGCTCTGTTCACTTCCGCAGGCGCTGCCCTTGCAGGCCCTTATGTCAACGTGGAAACCAACGCAGGTTGGGCAGGCGATGACTATGTTGGGGCTACTACCGACATTCACGTAGGCTTTGAAGGCGAAGTCGGTGCTGCTTCCGTTTATGTTCAGGGTGGCCCTGCTATCGTTGCTATCGATGGTGAAGAGAACGAAACCCGTATCTCAGGTAAGGTTGGCGTTGGCGTCCCCGTTACTGATGCACTTGGCGTCTATGCCGAACTCTCTGCGATTACCGCTACCGATGAGTTTGAAATGGATGATCTTAGCGTCGGTGGTAAATTGGGTGTGAAGTATAACTTCTGATACGATAGACAATAATACATCTAGATGATATACTGGGGTGCGACGGCACCCCTTTTTTATGAAGAGGATTCTACTTTCTCCTGTTACCCAACTCAATATTTTGATTGTGGGAACTTTGATTATTGTCGGTGTGATGCACAACATCTACCATTATCATATGGATGAAGATGTTCATGGTTATGTCAGAAAATTTTGTGAGAAGAATCCTGAGAAATGTCAGGATATCCTTGAAGGGGACGACTACTGAGTATAAATCACTACACAGCACCTCTTGACAGGGGTGCTTTTTTACTATATACTATGTAAAGTTTCATAACAATAAGTTAATGACTGTAACAACGAATGAGTTTGGACAGCAGAATCTGTTTGCTAAGGAGCCACAGATGTATGTCTCCAAGACTGACGCTGAGCGTTATGGATATGAGACGTATGCAGAGCGTGCGGAAAAATTAAATGGACGTACTGCTATGCTTGGATTTGTTGCTGCTATTATCTCTTATGCTACTACTGGTAGTGTATTTTTCTTTGGTGTCTTCGGATTCTGATAATTGATACTTGACTTGGTATCAAAGAATCTATATAATCTTTACATCCGATTGTATTAAATGTCTTTCACTATCACTCTTAAAACCCCCGAAGGTGAAAATACTATTCAATGTGAAGAAGATCAATATATTTTAGATGCTGCTGATGAAGCGGGTTTGGATCTCCCTTATTCCTGCCGTGCTGGCGCTTGTTCATCTTGTGCCGGAAAGGTTGTTGAAGGTTCATTAAATCAAGAAGAACAATCATTTTTAGATGATGATCAACTTGAAGTAGGGTTTGCCCTGCTTTGTGTTGCATATCCTGAAAGTGATTGTGTAATTGAAACCGAAAAAGAGGAAGAACTGTACTGATGTCTTGTAATCTCCGCGCTAAAATTATCGAAGCACTAAGTGCCGATGCTCAAGGTAATATTGCTAAAGCAAAAGCAAATGTAGAAGTTTACCTACACCAACCTGTAGGTATTGGCGAACACCCAGATGTCCTCTCTGCAATTCAAGATCAACTTGATATCATTGCACATGAGGAAGAACGCTTAGAAGTTATTCAAAAACATTTTACTGAACATCCCTAATGGAAAACTCCCTTCTTGAAATTCTGACTTATTATGTTATTGGTGGTGCCCTTCTGATTGGTGCCCCAGGAGTATTCTTTTTTATCGTATTCATGCCTGCTCTTCAAAATACAAAGGGACGCATGGTTGGATACAAAGATCATAAAGAGTATGGTGATTCCTCCATTTATGAAAATTCACCATCCGATCAAACTAAATTTTACCTTACCTTAGAATCATGAACGAAACAGCAGAAAGAATTAATGGACTCGCAGCCATGATCGGCATTGTTGCCGCTCTAGGTGCATATGCACTTACAGGGCAGATCATCCCAGGAGTATGGTGATGTTAGTCCTAGCAATGTCTTTGTTCGCAGGATTTATAGTTGGATCATTCTTGGGAAGAGACATTGATGATGACGATGACATGAGTGGAGGAATGATGATACCAGCATCGGTTCCCTCCCCTTGACAAAACTAAATAAATTTACTATCATTGGAGCACAGGTTGCTCCTTTTTTATGATCGAACAAATCAAAGCACTCTTCAAGAGAGAACAAGCAACAGATAAGATTGAATGTGCGGTAGACGATAATATTGTTGAATGTAGTGAACTACAAGATGACTATAATGAAGGACAAGCATTTAAAGATGATGCAATAAATTATTACACTGGTATTCCTGCCCCAAAAGAATTACCTCATGATGATTGGTTTCCAAATCCTATGAAAGAGAAAGAAGTGGAATTTGCTGGAAACTATGAAGGGCCTTTATATGCCCCATATACTGCAGTTGATGAGTTTAAAAAGTCTGTTGGGGATGATGGGATGCATCAATTGATGTATGAAATGTCTACCAGAAGTGGTAAAATCACTCTACAACTAAATCCTATTGGCGGATCTGAAAATTTCCAAGGCGGTTCCGAAAATGTCCATCGATGATTGGCGCTACAACGATCACAAAATGAAGGTGCGTGAGCAGGCACTTAAGATATTGCTTACAAAATATGGAGGACAAATGGATGGTGTTGTTCCTAAATATTCGAGTCAGTCCATCTATGAATGTGCTAACGATTGGGTATCTCAAGGCAACATGCATACAGCTGGCATAGTTCAATACTACAAGGCATATTATGCAAAAAGTAATTAATGTATTAGCACTACTTTCATTCGTAGGAACTTCTGCTATAATTGCAGGAGGAGGTTATGTTTATCTCAATAAGGATAACATTATTGCGAATGTCAAGTCACGAATGACTGAGGCGATCGGAGAAGCAATTACAGATGCTCTTCCTGTTGCATTAGATGCAGAACTCCCAGAGGCACTTCCACAAACAACTGGTGGCGTATTACCTTTTTAAGATATGAAAAAATTTTTTATGATGTTGATGGCAGCAGCATTGACTACACCTGCTCTTGCCGATGAATCAAAAGTCAAAAGTTGGAATTCATATGACTCTATGGGTTGTATGATGCTTCGTGAATGCACCAAAGATGTAAGACAAGTGAAAACTTGGATGAGTTTTGGTGAGCAACATGAAGTACACAAAGATGAGATCACTGATATTCTCACCAGTCTTAATCAAATTGGAGTAAATGTTTATATTGGTGACAACAAATATTTTTATTCTTTGACACGCGGACTTTATTATGTAAAGGGAAATGATATGTTCTTTAACGAGAAATATATTTCTTCTCCTACTATGCTCATTAAAGTTCTTCGTCATGAGGGTTGGCATACCGCTCAAGACTGCATGGCAGGAACTATTGATAATACATTTACTGCTATAATAATTAATCCTGAAAAAATTCCTGATTGGATTAAAGATGGTGCAAAAAGAACATATCCACCTTCAGCATCTCCATATGAATCGGAAGCAATGTTTGCAGCATTCTCTGATACCATGACTAGAGATGCTCTTAAAGTTTGTGCAGGCCCTAAAAGGATGTGGGAAGTTTATAAACCAACACCTCTTACCAAAAAATGGTTGATGGAACAGGGTTTTATCTCTAAATAAAGATGCCTTACTTCTATACTAATGCTCGGTAAATCCAAAGCAGAGGTAGAAGAGAAGCAAGATGATGAAGACAAAAGTGAAGTTCTTGGTAATTTGGTGAAAGTTGTAGTCCTTATTTGGAGTGCATCCCTTCTCACATTCTCCTATGTTAGACTTCCAAACGGACAAAAGATTTTAGATTTTGATCCTACATTCATTGCCTCAGTGTTCTCTGGATCACTAGCTGCTTTTGGACTCAGTCCCGCCAAAGCAGGTAATGGTAATGGACATACTAAAAAGAAAGAGGAACCACCAGTTCAGTC